TGCGGAAGTTGCAGCCACCGAGGTAGAGCGCGCCGAGCGGTCCTCGGAGCGGCGTGACGGCACCCGCCCCGCTCTCGATGACCCACGCGAGCACTTGTTGTGTCGCGGCGACCGAGCGCCACGACTGCCGCGGCGAGGGTGCCTCGCTCACGAGCACATTCTCGACGGCGTAGTCATGCCGCGCCGTGATCGTCCATTCGTCATCCACGAGCGTCGGGCCAGCGACAGCGCGAACCTGCACGCCGTAATCGAGCGTCTGCGGGTACGCCGAGAACGGCCGACCCGGCAGGCCCGAGGGTAGTGCGAGGTCGTAGACGGAGCTTGCTCCCGCCACGGCCTGCCAGCCCACATCGTACCAGTTCGACTCCGCGGCGTTCGCCTGGTTGAACTGTCCCCACGTCACCGAGGTCGCCGCCGCAGTTACGCCCGCATCGCTGACCGTGTTGACACTGCAGATGCGGGTCGCCGGCCGGATGGTGCGGAGCCCACCCGTCAAGGTCGACAGGTACACCACGGCGTTGCACCCGGACGCGCCGTTGTTCTCGAGGAACGCGCGGATATGGATGGTGATGCCTGCCGTGACAGTCGTGGTTGCGAGGGTCGCGCCGCCGTTGCTGTCGAGCACATCAACAGTCGTGCCCGAGTAGCGCACTTGGATGCCGTAGGTGTTCGTCCCGTTGCTCGACGCGAGGCGCAGCTCCGACCTCTGCGTGATCGCCGCCCACTCGGCGAACGCCGCGACCGTGTGGTTCGTCGTGAGCGCAGGGCCTGCCTGCGTGTACGTGTTGACTGCGGCGCCGGGAACCTGCAGGTTCAGGTAGCCGCCCGCGTTGAGCGACACGACCGGGATGCCGGCCGTCGCGAGCGTCCACCCGGCCGAGTCGGGGAGCCAGTACGGGAGCCACGTGAGGCGAGAGCCGAGCAGGCTATCGGGACGCGCCTCGGTCGCTGGCGACCAGGGGACGCACGCCGTCGTGTAGCCGGCGATCGCGGAGCATCCGATCTGACCCGGCCACGTCGCCGAGTCCCACTGCGACACGAGACGGATGGTGCCGTTGTACGCGCTCACCGTGCCGCCTACCCATTCGTTCCCGGTGCCGGCGAAGAGCGGCACATTGGGAACCGTGGCGCTCTGCACTCCGATCTCGGTCCAGTCGGTAAACACCTCGGCCGTGCTGCGCGCGATCTGCGTCTGCTGGTTCGTCGCGAAGTCAACCGACATCACGTAGACTGTGCCGTCCTCGTCGCGCGTGGCGCACAGTTCGGTCGAGGCCGACAGCTGCCCGCCGGCCGTCAAGTTCGCCGAGGGAGCAGTCAACGCAGAGAGCGTCGTCGTCACGACGGTCTGCCACGCCACCCACGCCGAAGGTAGCACCTTGTAGAGCACCGCAGAGTTTGCCGGGTAGGACGTGCGAGAGCTCGCGCAGAACACGGCGAGGAACGTCCCGGAAGGCGTAACGACGAGATCGTGGACGCCGCCCGTGTAGTCATTCGCCGCGGTCGTGTTGTCCACAGCCTGCACGAGCGCGAAGGATGCGCCCTCGTCGGCGCTCGCGTACTGCCGGAAAGAGTCGGCCACCGTCGCCGTCGTGTCGCGGAAGGCGAGCAGCATGAGGATCTGACCCGCACTGTATGCGGCACGTAGACGACGAGGCGCTGCCGCCGTTGCGTCGAGCTCGTCGCGGATCACGCTGTCGGCGCTCTTCGTCCACGTGGCGCCGTCGTCGGTGCTCATGTACGCGCGTACTGTGTACTGACCCGCGGGCAGGCTCTTGGTCGCGAGCAGCAGCAGGCGCCCCTCGGGCAGGCGCACGAGCGTCGGGCAGTACGCCACGAGGCCAACGGCCTGCGTGTCGACCACGATGGTCGTCGTCGTGACGCCGACCGTCCGCAGCACGACGAGGGCGCGGGTGGCGCCGGCCGTCGAGAACCTCTGCGCGGCCGTGAGCATCGTGCCGTCGTCGGTGTGGATGGTGTGCAGGTTGCCGTACTGGTTCGCCGCCACGCCCGACGAGAATGTGTGCAGCGGGCTCCACCCGGCGAACACGAGCGGCCCATTCCATCCTAGCCAATCGGTGCCGTTGGTCCGCATCGCGAAGGCGCCCTGCTCGACCTCACCATCCGGCGACGTAGCCACGCCACCCGCTCGCACCGAGCGGATCGTGATCGTGCCCGTGTCCATCGTGCCGCTTGTCTCGAGCACCATCGCCGAGGGCGTGGACGGGACCGGCACGCCAGGCCGAGGGCCTGCCTCGGAGTAGGTCGAGAGCGTAGTCGAGAATGACGAGGCGTTGACGCGCTCGTCATGCACGAGGATGCCGCGGAGGGCGTTGACCGTTACCGCGTTTGCCATGTTCAGCCTCCCCGCTGCCCGAGCCTACGCCCTGCGTGTAACGCACGCGGCAGGGTCGCGTTCGTGCGGAGGTGGTCGCGCACGAAGTAGTCGAATGACTTGTGCTTGTAGACGATCTGCACCGCCGCGCTGTGCCCGCCACCGATGCCGGCGTTCGCCTGACGGATGGCGTCGTCACCGAGCATCGCGCGCCCCATCGGGTTGAGCACGGCCTCACCTGCGCGCACGACGGCCATGCTCTCGTCTGGCTGGCCGATGAGGCCGCCTTTGTGGAACTTCGGCGTGGTCGCCTGCACGGTCGCCAGCTGCACGGCGCCGGCCGCGAGGGCCGCGGCGATGAACGGAATGTTCGCAGGTGGCGGCGCCACGAGCGCGGCCTGTGTCGCAGACGCCGCCATGTTGACGATGATCTGCGCGATCTGTAGCGCCTTGTTGATCTCGAACTGCTTGCGCGCCTCGTCCTTCGCGACCTTTACGCGCTCCTTCGCGGCCTCCTTCTCGTCAGCCGTAGCGTCCTTTCCGAGAGCCTTGCGCGCCGCCACGGCGTCGGCGACTGCCGCCTCGCTCTGCGCCATGAAGTAGTCGCTGACCGCGGAGAGGTCGGCGAAGAGTTGATCGCTCCCCGACTTGATTGCGGCGAAGAACGCGGCCGCGTCCTCGAGCGAGAACGCTTCCTCAGTCTTGGTCTGCATCGCCTCGAGCGCCGCCACGGCCTCGTCGGACATCGCCTTGAACCGCATCCCGAGTTCTTCGGTCGGCGCGCGCTGCATCGCGAGGTCGAGGTCCGCGATGAGCAGTTGCAGCTCCTCGACATCCGAGAGCGGCTGCGACGGGACCAGCGAGGACAGCTTTGCGGAGTACGTCTCAATCGCCTTGACAGTCTTGTCGGTGATCGCTTTGGCCTGTGCCTCAGCGGCTACCCGACCCTGCTCGAGGCTGCGCTGCCACTCGCCGTCGATCTTGAGATAGGCGTCGATCTCGTCGGTGATCGCCTTGACGGCTGCGGCGTCCTTCTCCTCGGCGCGCTTCTTCGCCTCGACGCTCTCCTTGCGTCGGGCATCGTTGCGCGCCACCTGGTCGATCGCCTCGGCCTCGAGGCGCATAAACTCAATGCTGTCATCGGTGGCCGCATTGACCTCGAGGAGACGCTGCCGACGCTGCCCTTGGGCGGCGATGATCGCCTCGATCTCCGGCCCGAGCTGTGCGAGCCGGGCACGCTCCTCATCGGTCGCCTTGCCGAGGAGGATGTGGTTCGTGATCGCGGTCTGTTCGGCCTGACGCGCCGCGAGGATCGCATCTGCACGAGCGATCTGCTCCTCGGTTGCGGCAGTCGCCGCCGCGGCCTCTTCCCGCAGCGCCTCGCCACGCTTGCGCGCGGTCTGTGCGGCCATCGTCTCGAGGCCGGTCGCGATTCTGACGTAATCGTTCACGCCCGCAAGGCTTGTCGCGAACTTGGTGTTCGCCGCATCTGCCGCGGCAGTGGCGTCCTCGTACTTCGCCAAGGCCTCGGCCGTCTGCTCGGCGCGCTTCTGTTCCTCGTAGATGAGCTCGCCAATCGGAGCCAGCCCCGCGGCAAACAGGCCGAGCACGGCGACGAGCGGCAGCACCACCGCGCCCATGCCCTCGAACGCGAGCGCCCCGACTTCGCCCACGTCCGCAAGGTCGGTTACGTTGCGCGCACTGTCGCCGAGCGCCGGGCTGAGCATTGAGAGAGCGCCGGCCAGCTTGCCGGCCGAGCTGCCCACCGTGCCGAACTTGTCGCCGACGCCCTTCACCGCGCTACCAGCCTCGGTGGCGCTCGACGCCGCCTGCTCCATCGCGCGCTTGCTGGCGTCTGCCGCCTGCTTCGCCGCGCGCTCGCTGGCCTTGATCGACTTGTTCAGCTCGCCCGTCATGAGCCGCGCCTGCTCGGCAGTCATGCCGGGGATGCTCTCGAGCTGCTTTCGCAGCCCCTGCAGGTTGGCGTCTACGGTCAGGTCAATGGTAGCCATTCGTCCCCCTACGCCGCCACGCGGCGCGCCGCGGCCTGCAGAGCCTTGTCAATGTCGGGGAGGCGCTCCTTCACGACGCGCCTCCCATAGTCGAGCACGAGGATCTTCCACAGGTTCTTGCGGTCGCGTGGTGCGCTGCCTGGTGGTGGCTCGAGACGAAAGACGCCGACCGGCCTGCGCGTGCGCGTAAACCTCTCGACCGAGTAGCCGTCAGGCACTCGGCCGGTGCGCCGGTACTCCTGCATCACCTGGGCGAACTCGGCGCCATCCACGCGCCGGCCGACCTTCGAGAACGGTCCCGGCCGGTGGACGAAGTACGTCGCCCTCGTGTCGCTCGCGACGATCCCTCGCAGATGCGTAGGCGTTAGGCGCATCTCGTAGTCGATGCCGCCGCCAGTCTTGCCCGTGCGCTCGCGGACGTTCTGGTACCAGTTGGCTTTAGCGTGGTCGGTGATGTCGGCCGTGATGCTCTCGACCTCACGCTTGATCTCGGCATAGGTGGTCGAGATCATGCGGTCCAGCGCCCGCTCGAGCTCCGGCCCGATGCTGACAGACGCTCGCCCGACCGTGATCTGCTTACCCGCCATTGAGCCCCCAGAAGGCACGCGCCTCCGGGGACATACTATCACCTTCGCGCGCCTTCCTCGGCTTCGGCTTCGGCGGCGTGTGCTTGACGCGCCACCACGCGAGGACGCGCTCCTGCGTCTCGCGGTCCCACTGGTAGAACGCCATCGGGTCGCCGCAGTACGTGAGCCCGATCTCGAGGGCTACGGCGTCGAGGGCTCCGGCGTCTCGGTAAAACCCTCGGTGGTCGCGACCTCCTCCTCTCGCGGAAGGCTCGCCACGATCAGGTCGAGGGCCTCCTTGCCGGCCGTGTAGATGTCGGCCTCGGGCACCTTCAGGCTGACGAGCTCGTCCACGACGGCGCCGCCGTAGGCCAGCATGTCGTACTTGCACGCGGCGAGCGAGGCGCGGAGAGGCTTCCCCGACCAGCACACACCGAGCGCCGCACCGAGGCCGCGAAGCGCCGACTGCCCCGTGGCGATCGTGACCTCGCGGGCGAGCATGAACGACGTGGGGCGCTGCAGTTCAATGGCGAACTTCCCGAGCTTGATCATGTGATCCTCCTTGCGTGGAAACGCCCCCGGAGCCTAACAGGCGCCGAGGGCGTTCAACGTGTAAGCGATGCTTACAGGTTCGATCAGGTCGCCGTGATGGTGCCGTAGACCGTGCCGTTGACCGTGAACGAGTTGGGGTCGCCCTCGGCAAAGTCGATCGCGAGGTGACAGTTGGTCATCACGATGACGTGATCCGCAGCATCGCCGAAGTTCGTGCCCTCGACCGTGAGCGTCACCTTGAGCAAAAACACGTCGGAGGCCGAGCCGCCCGTCGAGATCGCCGAGGCGAACGCGCCAGTCTTGTTCACGGCATCGTACAGCTGCTTGTCGGTGGCGTCGGATAGGTCCGTCATGTGCGCCGAGAAGGAGAACGTCGGGAACGTGCGCGAGGTCTTACGCACGGAGCCGAGTTCGCCGCGGTCGAGGTACGTCGTCGCCTCGGTGTTGCTCTGGTTGAGGCCCGAGATGCTGAAGTCGCCGGCCTCGTACTGGACCGTGACACTGAGCGGCGTGGGCGTGGTCCCGTCCTCGATGAGGATGGTTCCGTCGCGGAAGTTCTTGACGACACTGGAAACGGCCATTGAAACCCCCTATTGAAGCGGTAGCGTGTGAACGACGCGGAACTCGACGGTTCCGATCACCCACTCGCCGGACGGGACCGTCTCGCGGGTGCTGCTAGTATACTGCACTTTGTACGATCCCGGCCACGTGGCATCGTACACCATGAGCGTCTGCACGATCTGCTGCTCGACGCCAAGTGCGAGATCGTAGGACGCCGCCATGTCGGTCGGCTTCAGCCTGTATGCGTACCGCACCTGTAGCGTCGTCTCGACCAGCGTGCCCTCGGCGGGGCGCTGGCGGTACTGCCGGAGGTCGGTCGTGGTGACGGGATGCACGACGTAGCAGGGAGAGCCGAGGAGCGTGTCCGCATCGCGACCGAAGTTGTCGGGCGAGACGAGCGAGGCCCGAAAACCGGTAAGCGTGGCGAGGCGCGCCCCCACGTCGGCCCGCAGCTGCGCGATCGTCTTGCTCGCCATCAGGTGCGCCACATGGGATAGCCGCCGCGGCCGTTCGTCCAGACGCTAGCCGCGGCGCCGCGCTTGTTGGTGGGGTCAACCTTGTTCTCGTCGCTCTCGTCGTAGAAGAACCGCAGCCCGTTCCACGCTTCGGTGTACGCGCGCATGTAGTGATCGGCGAGCGCCTGGTACCGCGAGGAGTCGCCCGCGCTCGTGGCGTAGTCGAGGAACACCATATGGAGCGTCAGCATGAGGTGAACCTCACGCAGCGCGCTCGGCTGGATGATCAGGTACGGCCGCTTGCCCTGCGCCGTGATGCGGTTCGTGAGCGTGGCCCACGCCTCATCGAGGTAGTCCTGGTAGCTCGTGACGCCCGTTGCGAGCAGCGCCGGGAGGTCGCTGTGCCGGCGCTGTAGGTCCGCGTCGGTGATGACCGGGTAGAGCGTGCGCCGCACGAGCGCGGCGTCGGTGCGGAAGGTGTGCGTCACGAGATCGGGCATGGCGAGCGCCCACTCCACGAGCCAGCCCTCCTCGAGGGAGAGGCCGGCTGTGGTGCCGCTCGAGATGCTGTAGGTCGCGATGCTGCTCGCGATCGTGACCGGCACCGCGCTAGCCACGACCGTCCCGTCTGCGCGATAGATCGTGATTGTGCCCGAGCTCGGCGCCACGAGCACACCGAGCCGAAACACGGGACAGTTGAGGGTCTGCGTGCGTCCGCGCTCGATCGTCTCCGACGAGCGGAAGCGAGCCGTATAGATCGTCTCCGCAAGCGACATCGTACCCTCCCCTGCTTCTACTTATCCCGTTCGCGTCGGTCAGCCTTCTGGGCCTGCTCACGCGCGATCTTCTCGGCTTTCTGCGCGGGCACGCCACCCTCGACCAGGCGGCGCGTGAACGCATCCTTGACCGCTGCGATGTCCTTGCGCTCGCCGCTCATGCCTTCGCCCTCGTGCTCTTGACGGGAGTATACATGCGCTCACGAGCGGCGCGCATCTCCTCGAGGCGCTTCTCCTCGACCGGGAGCGTAAGCGCGGCTCCGGGGTTCGTCGGCGCCTGCGACTGCTTCTCGGACACGACGCGCTCCTGACGCTCGATGAGAACGTTGATGAAGTCAGGGTCGGGCACCTTGATCACACCGTCCGCGACGAGGCGCCGCACGAAGGCGCGATAGCCTTCGGCGTCGGTGCTCATGCGCGTCTGTCCCGCCACGAGCTTCGGCTTCTCCCACTTGCTCAGGAACACGGGACCGTTCGCCCCGGCGTACTGCACGCAGTACCCCCCCGGCTCGACCTCCCACGGGATGATCGTCATGCCCTTCTTCCCGAGGTGAACCTCGGCGAGCGCCGTGTCGCCGTTCTTGTCCACGCGGTTCAACCCCGGAATGGCGACCATCTGCCCGAGGTCGGGAATCCACTCGCCGTCCACGCACTGCCAGTGTCCAGGATGATGCGTGTACCACCATGCCGCGTTGCTCGGCAGGTTGAGCAGGGTCGCCATCCCTGCAGGCCGGCTCGCCGGCTGTGCGGCGAAGTTGCCGCCGTCTGCCGTCCCGAAGTTCGCTGCCATCGTTCCTCCTTGTGACGCTCGCAGAAAGAGAGAGCGCGGACGTACCGTAAGCACGCCCGCGCCCTGACGCTAGTGCGTCACTCGCCGACTAGAGGTCAGAAAGGAGGCCAACCCCAAGCAGGTCCTGAAGCTCGGCCACCCCGAGGAAGCTAGACCCGACGACCTTCGTGAGGCCCGAGGCCGCGTCGCGTTCCCACTCGACGGCCACGGGGGCGCCGGCCGGGATCACCACGCCGCCCGCCGCTTGGATGGGCGCCGGGGTTCCGAGGGCGTAGGCGATCGCCGCATCGCCGAGCATCATGCCGCGGTAGTCCGCGCCCGCGTTCGCGGTCGGGACGTAGCTGCTGACGTGGACGTTGACGCCGAAGAGCTTGCCCTTGTAGGACGCGCCCAGAGCGTTCGTCTGCTCCTGATTGGCGATCAGGTACTGCGCCGGCCCCGTCTCCGAACGGAGGCTGGACATCAGGTCGTTGTACTGCTGCGGGTGCAGGATGGCGTGGTACTCGCCCATCACGCTCTGCAGCTGCAGCGCGAAGATGCCCGAGTAGAAGGTGGTCGTGCTGAGGTCGACGCCCGTGCTGCCGACCTGCGTGGAGAAGCCCGAGGACAACGCGCACGCCAGCTGGTTGAACCGGCCGTTGAACGCCGCGACCATCGCGCCCGAGAGGCCCTCGAGGTCCACGCCACCCGCGACGGAGTTGCTCACGCGAGCGAGGTCCGTCAGGTCGTAGCGGAGGGCCTGACGCGCCACAACCACGGTCGAGGCCGAGGAGGTGATCGAGGTGTTGCTGACGCTCACACCGTCGCCGGGGGCGCTCATGATGTCGGTACCGTTGAGGCCGACGACCGGGACCTGGATGGAGTCCGAGCCGGTGCCGTTCACGGAGCCGACGTTGAGGAAGCACGTGGCGTTACGAAGCGTGCCGGTGTCGGCGAGCTTCAGCACGATGGACTGGTACAGGACGGCAGCGGCGCGAGCGTTGCCGTCCAATGCGGCGAAGTCGATATTGGCCATGATGGCCTCCTAGAAGGGTTCGAGTTTGCCGCGCCTATCGCTGTTGACGGGAGCTCGCCCCGAGCGCGTGGGAGTTGCCTCCCACGCCTACCCTACGCCGCGCCGTGACAGTCTGTCAAGGGACCTTGAGCGCAGCCTTGATCGCCTCGCGATTGGCCTTGAACTCGCTCGGCGACAGTCGCATGATCGCCTCGGGGGACCACGACGAGGGCGTGGCCGGCGGCGCCGGGATCGTGCCCGCGCTTTGCTTCGGAAGCGTGACCGTGGGAGCGGGTGCCGTGGGCGCCGCGGGTGCGGGCGTTCCATCCGGCAGGTACGCACGCACGGCACGAGGGAGCGCCTCGCGGTTGCCGAGCCAGTCACCGAGCGTCGGGCGCCCATCGACCGGCAGCTTCCCGTAGGCGTGCTGCACGTACTCGATGCCCTCCTCGTCGGTGATGCCTGCCGCGAAGATCGCGCGCTCGAGCTGCGCCGCCTCGCGCTGCGCCTTGCTCTCTGACTTGATCTCTTCGAGCTTGGCGCGCAGTTCGGCCGCACTGTCCGCGAGCGGACGCGCCTCAGCGAGCTGGCCCTCGAGTTCCTTCACGCGCGCCGAGAGAGCTCGGATGCGTGCAGATGCGCCCGTGTCTGCCGGCGCCTCCGTCGTGGTCGTGGTCGTGGTGTTCTCCTCGCTCATCCTTCCTCCTAGCGTGCGGCTTGCACGCGCTCCCATACTGCTAGTTGACGCCGCGCCCACGCGCGACCAGGTGCGCCGCCCCACAGATCCCACGCGATGCGCCCTGCGCTCGGGTAGTCCGGGTGCCCCGGCTTCGCTGCTGGTGCGTCGAGGTCGCGCTCATGGCGCGTGAAGTAGGCGACCATGCGCTTGATCGTGTCGATCGACACGACGCTTCGCTCTGCCAGCTGCGAGGCGCGGCGCGCCCCGACCAGTGTGCCCCCTCGTCCGTACTTGCGCCGGTTCTCGAGGCCGCGCTTCGCGACTGCAGCGACCTCGACGGGTGCGCGGAGCTCGAAGCCCATCCGGCGCTCGTCGCGGAGGAACCGCTCATAGACGCCGGGGTGCTCCCGCTTGAGGTAGTCGCGCTGGCGCTCGGAGAGGAACGGCATCAGGTCGAGGCCTCGGCCTCGTCGTCGTGGATCTCGACCTCGGCTTCGACCTTCGGCCCGAGCCCCAGGTAGCCGCGCGCCTCGCGCAGGCTCTCGATGACTGCCGCCACGACCTTGGCCTGCTCGGCGTCGAGCGTCAGGGCGCCGAGCGCCTCCTCGGCGGCGTCGAGCTCGTCACCGACCTCGGACATAGCCTCCGCGTGTGCCGGGGATACGTCGGCCGCGGGCGCCGGCTCGGGGCTTCCTGTTCCTCCTTGTTCACCCGCAGTCGGCGCCTCTTCGACCTGCATGGCCGCGAGCTTCGCGAGGGCGTCCTGCTCGGAGAGCGAGCCGAAGAACCGGAGCGCCTCGACCTTATCCATAAGGCCGGCCTCCATCATCTCGAGCACGTGGGCGCGCCGCGCCTGCAGCTCCTCGGGGGAGAGCGGGATCTCGCGGTACTGCACGCTGTAGCCGCCCTCGGGGAACTGCGTACCCGTCGCGCGGTTGTAGAGGATCGCCGACTTCGCCACGAGCTCCTCGTCCGCGCCGCGGAACTGCATGATGTACTTGCGCTGCGCGATGCGCTTGCCCTCGTTTGAGAGCGAGATCGCGTACCCGCTCTTCGCGCTTCCCGAGGTGCGCTGCAGTTCGGTGGGGGAGAGGCCGGCCGAGGTGGCGAGCCGGTGCGCGATGGCGGCGATCGTCGCCTCGAGCTTCTCCACGTCGGCGCCCGCTGCAAACTGACCGATCTGCGGCTGCTGCTCCATCGCCGCATCGAACATCATGATCGTCGTCGGGTCGGTCACGATCTCCGCACGCACGCCGCGGCTCCCGCCGTCGACCATCTCCGCACCCGCAACGCGCACACCGATCGCATACCGTTGCGGGTAGGACGCATCGCGCAGGGTGTGAGATAGGAACGAGTAGAACACCGCGAGGTTGAGCGAACCCTCGTACAGCTCGATCCCGTAGTACGGGTCAAACAGTCGGTCCCCGTAGGTCGAGGCGTGGTACAGCACGACCGGCAGGATCGGCGCGCCGTTCGCTCGGCGGTACGGATAGGCATCGCCCGAGAACTCGGCGCCGAGGACCTCGGCCGTGATGTCCTCGCCGAAGTGTGCGCCGTCCTTCGCGAGGCGCACCTGGTAGATCGGGTACGCCGGATCTCGAATGTCGAACACATCCCACGTCCACTGCGCCTCGCCTCGCACGTGCCGGAGCCGGATCTCGGCGAACGCGACCGGCACCGAAGGGCGGCTAGGGTCGGCCTCGGCGATGGTCATATCCGGGGGGACCGGCCGGTAGGTGATGCGGCCGTCCTCCACGTCGAGGCGCATCCACATCTCGCGGAGCGCGATCACCATGGACTGAAACCGCGACATCTGCGCCCACAGGCCCGAACGCGCGATAGTGCCATCGGCGCCGGCGAGCTCGGGAACGTCGCCGGCCGCATGGTGCTTCACGTCGGGCTCGGCATCGTAGAGCGTGGCGAGCTCGTTCGTGCTCACGTTCAGCGCGTTGTC